CTTTAGATGTAAGAGGCATTATCTATTGATTTTGCCTTTTTTCTTCATCTTGCTACCAAACTTACCATAAGACTCATCACGAGATGCTTTTAATTGCTTCTTCGTTCTTTTCTTTTTGATTCTCATAGCGATAGACTCATCTTTTCTAGCTTTATAACCTTGTTTTTTCTTGCCAACTTTGCCACCTTTTTTGTACATAGCTCCGCCCTTCATACCCATATCATCTTTGTAGTATCCTGAAGCCATATCTTTTCTAGCAGTTGACATTCCGCCACCTCTTTTCATCATTCTTCCACCTGCTTTTGCAGCTGATCTAGAGTTAGCAACTTGTTTGTTAAAGTATCTGTTTGCCATTTTTTCTCCTTATTATTTTTTTCCGTTCCGGAATATTTGTGTACCCTTTATACCATAAATGCTCGCCACGACAAGGATCCACAAATTTGTAAACCATGACGGGAGCTGTGAGAACATTTCAAAAAATAATTTTACTTTGTCCATCGCACTCGGGTCATCCGATACGACTGCCCAGGCCAGCACCAACACGGGCATACTTAAAATTATAAGAACGGCTTCGTCTTTCCAGTCCGATTGACGAGCCTCCAACAACTTGCCCTGGTAAGCTTCATCACCTCGGGCCATGCGTTCAGCATGCATTAATTGTGCATCTGACATTGCCATCTTCGTTTTCTGCTTGTTAGCATAAATTTTACTACCAGCAGAAACGGCTAATTTAATTGCCGACAACCACATAACTTAATACCAAGTTGCTTTTTTATTTTTAGACTTCAGCATTCTTCTAGTTCCTCTAACTTCAACTTCCTCTCCAACAGCAATTTTGTTGTAGACTGCATCTTGGTTAGTAAGAATCTCAGATCTAGGGTCTTTCATAGTTTTTACTTCTGGTGTAGGAATTTCTTGACCACCAGTTGCATTTGACATTACAACTTCCCCTTTTCTGCCTACTGACATTTTATCTTTTAAAGCCATATTTTCTCCTTCAGGTTATTATATTTATTTTTTTCTAAAATTTCTACCAAAATCGTGAATTTTACTTTGGTTAGCCATTTGTTGTTTAGCAAGAGATGTAGCTGATCTTAGTTCTGCGAGTTCTTCGTTTTGTTCTAGCTTCTCATCCTTGTTTTGTTGGTTCATAAACGCTTTCATTCGATCAAGATTAATTTTTTCTTGAGCTTGTTCAGCTTTTACGAAGTCATCTTTAGCTCTAATGTCTAATTCTCTTGCTTTTAACTTAGCAATTGGGTCATTTCCGTACTCACCCATCAATTCTTTTTCCTCTTTTGCAAAATCTTCAAACATTTCTGCAATTAAAACAGCTTTTCTAGACTCAATTTGCATATTTAAGGCCATAATTTGTTGTTGAACTTGTGGATCTTGCGCTAAAGCAGGATTTGTTTGCATTTGTTGCTGCATTTGTTGCATTTGAATAATTTGATCTTTAAATTCTACTTCGACTTGCTCTAATGCCATCAAAGAAATGTGTTCAAAAATGTTTTTTTGCATAGAAGCAGTTACCATTGGGTTATTTCTTGCCATTGTTGACATCATAAAATTTAAATGTGCTGTAATATGAGCTCTATGGTCCTGTCCCTTGAACGCTTGAAAAGGTTGACCCGCTAAAGCTTGGATAGCTTCAACACTTGGATCCATTGGCATAGGTCTTGGCACAGGTTTTAAAATCATATCAATATTTTTTACACCCAATGCTTCATACATTGCACGGTAAGCATTGTATAAATTATGCATTTGTGGGTTAGATTGCGCTAATTGTAATTCTGCTTGTGCAATTGATATTCTTTGTGTCTGAGAAAATATATTTGGATCAGCAATTGGTAAAATATCTATTCGATCATCAAAGTCTGTTTTCTTAATCATTCGTTGACCGCCTACAACATCATAAGGATATTGTTCAGGTAAGTATAATTTAAATACTCTAGCCAACATCTTAAACTCATTCTTAAGACTCACATAAATTCTTTTGTGAATCGCAGACATTGTTCTGCTTCCTTTCTCCAACAAAGCCACTGTCGTTCCCACTGCTGCTTGTTGATTCCCATCACCTACTTGAAGGTCAGCGATCGAAGCAAATCTTTGCCCGGCTGATACAACGACACCCATAAGCTGTAAAAGAGTTTGTGATGGTTCTTTAAATGGAAGCGCCATGAATGCATCTTTAATATTTCCACCTGGAGCATCTACATCTCTAAATTCACCTGGAGTTATAGATTGCGCGTCATCACGTATTCTGATGCCGCGCATCTTAAATCCTGCTGGTAAATTGGAGAGGGTACCAGCATCTAGTAATGATCTTAGAGCTGCAGTTGCAGTTCTTGATAGACCACCGATCATATGAATTAATCCAAACCCATAAAAACCTAAACCGGGTAAAAATTTAAAATGTACAAAATAAGAAATTTTCTTTTTCTTTGGATCATCTATTTCATAGTTTCTTCTAATCGATAATACTTCACGTGATGCTTCTTCAATTGTTACAATGTATGGAAGTTTAATTCCTGTTGGTTCGCCTGCAGCATCTCTGTCTTCAAAACCTTCCAAATCTAAATCAATGTGAAATTCTAAAATGTTATAAACGTCTTCGTCTTTTGTTTTGGTAATTCCTTCTAACTCTCGTTCTTTTCTCTCAAGATCAGATTCAGTATCTGCAGGTTGTCCAATATCTACATTTCTGTAAAATCCTCCAACCATTTGTTTTCTTAAATCGTTGCCTTTCATTTTTATACGATGAACAACAGCCGTTGCATCTTCAAGAGATGTTGCAGTATAAGGTACCACTAAATCTTCTGCGGGTACAAATTTAGAAACTGCTCTACCTAATAAATCATCATAATAAACTTTTTTAAATGCAGATCCTGCAAGAGGTAAATAAAATAATAACTGATCAAACTCAGGTTCGTATTCTTTCATTTGATCCATCAACTGATAATTCATAAAATCTTTTACTCTAGTTGATTGCATTTCTTTTTCAGGGCTTGGTGCTCCTAAGATTTGAGTTCTAACAGGACCATCAGCCGGTAATAATTCTTTGTAAGCCAATGCTTGAAATTGTGTAACAGCTTCTGCAAGAACAGGGTGTGTAGCTCCTGCTGCACCTGAGAAAGGTTCTGTTCTATCTTCGTATTTAAATCCTAATAGATCTAAACCAGTAATGTAAGTGTGCTCCCATTCTTTACGAGACTCTTTGTAGTCCATGTAGTTTTGATTTAATTCTGAACCTAAAGGACCTAATACATCCTCTGGTAATAACTCAGCTAAATTGTCAAAGTGATTTTCACTTTGTGCTTGATTAAATGCTCCAGGTTCAAAATTAATTTCTACTCCGCCATCTTCAGTCGGGGTAATCTCTGTTTCACCAGCGTCGGGTAATGATTCTTTAATTTCTTCAGTGACCTCTATTTGTTCCTCGGGCCCTGGTATCTCAACCGATTTTCTTATTTCGGTTAATGCTTTGTCTATGTCTGCCATTTATTTTCTCCAATTGATTAGGTTTATCTTGTTTTGATTGATTAATCAAGCCTCGTGGATCAGGGCCACTTAATGGTGGTATCTGATCAAATTTAACATGTTTCATATTTTTAACTAATGTCGGATTCTTTTTCATTACCAATAAAATTTCTTTTTTCGTTTAGGTTGATCCTCATCTTTATAATCTTCTGGGTGTCTTATCAACCCTCCTTGTCTGTATCTTAACAGAGCTTGAGTCATGGAGTCAACCAAGTCATCATGATCTCCATATGGAAATGCTGCAACTTCTTCTACCATTTCTTGAGCATACTCTTCTCGCAAAGGAGCCCACACTTGTCCGGCTTCAAACATAGGAGAAACTGCATTAACTCTAGCAATTTTATCTTGACCTTTACTAGGTGTAAAATTTACTGCGGGTATTCCCATTTGTCTAAGTTCATACATCAAAGGTAAACCAGATGCTTTAGCTTCAACAATAACTGTATCAGGATTCCAATATTTATATTGTTCTAGTGCAACACGACGTAATTCTGGAAACTCTAAACGTTCTTTGTAAGAGTCTAATAATATTATTTGTGGTCCACTGTCCTCGTTTAATCTAAAAACTCCCCATGTTGTAATAGCAGAATAATCGGCAGTTTCTTTTTTTAAAAATGCAGTATCGTAAGATTGAATGATGTGTTCAACAACTGGCATATGTTCATGTTCCCAGTCTTTCCACCATTCTCTTTTGATAAGAGCTCCTTCTTCTGATGTTGGGTTCTGCATATATTGCGCGTTCCACTTTGCAACACCTGCGGATGCTTTTACAGATTCAAGATCCTCGAGCTTCCAATATTCAGGCCAGACTGGTTTGCCGTTTGGAAGTATGGCTGGAAATTCTACAACTTCCCATTGATCAGCGTTTTCATTTTTCTGAGCGTTAATTAATTTTTGTGTAAGGTCTTTTGTACTCCAACGAGTCATAACTAAAACAATACGACCTCCTGGTTGAAGCCTTTGCCGTGGTCCACTGGTATACCACTCCCATGCATTATCAAATGCAATAGGTGAGTTTACATCTTGCTCTGAGTGTGGGTCATCTATAATTAACAAGTCTGCACCTCTACCGGTTACCGCACCTTGGACACCGACTGCAAAGTATTCACCACCATCAGATGTATTCCAACGTCCTGCAGCTTTACTATCTTCTTGGAGTCTTGTTTTAAAAATTTGTTGATACTCTGATGAATCAATTAAATGTTTTGTTTTACGACCAAAGTTTACAGCAAGTTCTGCTGTGTGAGTCGCTTGAATTATTTTTAATTTTGGGTTTTGTCCTATCATCCATGCAGGAAGAAAAAACGATGCAAATTCAGATTTAGTATGCCTAGGTGGCATGTTTATAATTAGACGGGTCAATTCTCCAGTTGCTAATCTATTAAACTTATCTGCTATCTCGGTGTGATGGGACC